ATTCTAACGATGCTGCTGGTATGGAGATGCATTTGGAGCCGTCTGCAGAAGACGTTTATCGTGATGAATTACGAAGTAAAGCTCCTCTTAAGTCTCCTTCATTAGTAGAAGAAGAAAAAGCAAAACAAGGTCAGTTAGACGATATTAAAATTATTCGTCAAAAAATTGAAGAAGGACAACAACTTCAGAAGATTTTGGCGAAGGCTGAAGAGTTTTATCAGAATGATAAAGAGATAGAACAGGTTGTTCTTAAGGCTCATGAGATGATGACTGGTGGTAAAGAGGAGTGGGAAGAGCCTATTGATCCCGATCAAGATGGTCGCAATGCTTTAGCTAGTGCTGAGACTGAAGGTTCTCAAGCATTTAGTTCTGGAGCAGTTATAGATTTGCCAGAGAAAGAAAGAAAACGTACTGGTGCTCAGCCTAAAGCTGTTCAAGGCGCTGGTGCAGAAGGTGTTGAGGGTGGAGGAGATGGTAGCGGAGTTATGATCGTTTCTGAAGATACTCCTCTTCCGTCTGACGAAGGTAATTCAAAACCAGCATATTACAACTCCAACCTTGAAGTAGTTCAAAAAGAAGGAGGCGGAGGCGGCGGTGCTGGCGGTGGAGGAGGTGCTGGTGGTGCTGGCGGAGGTTTTGGTGGAGATGGCGGTGGAGGCGGCACTGCTATGACATCTGGTGGTAGTTCAGGTTCTGATGCTACGTTTACTGCTACGTATGGCGGCGGCGGTACACCAGAGCAATATGACTCATCTCTTAGACCAAAGAAAAAATCTCAGATTACAGATACTGCAGTTCAAAAAGAAGAGTCTGTAGGAGAGAAGGGATACGATTCTGTAGACCGCAGTTTAGAAAAGAATGCTGAAGTTTACGGTACTTTTGAAGGTATATCTCAGTTAGCCGCTCCTGATGCTCCTAGTTCTGACGGTCCGAGAAAGAATCGTACAGAATCAAAACATGTACCGGGAGATGGGGTTACTACTCGAGCTAGTGAATCAGTTGATTACAGTGAGGCTAGATATATGGAGCCTCATCAAAGACCTATTGGTGACGGACAAAGTAGCTATGTAATTGCTGATAGAAATGAGACTTATAAACCTCAGAACGAGGAAGATAAGAATGTAAAGAATCCTGCTCATCAAAGAGTTTCACAAAGATTCTTTGATGAAGATGAATACACGATGAGAACTACTGATCCTGCTGCCGAGCAGTTCACTAACTTATCTATGAATATGCTTTCTCAGGCTGCAGCCGATGTCCAATCACATTTCATTAGAAGTACTGACACTCTTGAGTCTTTGGGAGAGTCTGATGTTTTTAAGGTTTTAAATTCTAACTCTCTTGAGAAGAAGATGGATTTGGGACAATCTTTAGTTGTTGCAGGTTGGGGCAATTATTATGTAGTAGATCAGGAAGGGCATCGTATTTCGTTAGGTGGTATGCAACGTGCCATTAAACGATTCCTTGCACATCCTGAATATGCCAATATGAATATTTTTCATTCTGGTATTCAAGTTGGGCGGATATTAGAAAAGTTTGTAGACAAGGATGGAAGGATCTGGAGTACTGAAGTAAGACCTGAAGGATTATTTGTAGTAGCTGAATTTAGAACAGATTTGGAAGTATCACGTAAAGCAATGGCTGAAGTTATGAAAGGAAACATGCGAGGTTTCTCTATTGCAGGAAATGCAAAAGAAAAAGAGATCAAATGTGAGCATGGTAAATGTTGGACTGAAGTAACTGAATTAGACATATATGAAGTAACTCTTTGTGTAACCCCAATGAATCAGAAGTCATATATAACAGATATTGTGCAAAAGCCTGATCCAGATTCCTGTCCTGACTGTTATGTCGGTAATCATGTTGAGTATGATTCTGACCTAAAAGTTCGTATTTAGACTTTTTACCAAATAATGGTAAAAATCATAGAACTCTTTACATCTGTAATATTTTTTCGTAAATTAGATTAAATTCCTAAAAGGAGGGAAAGCTTATGGCAACGCAACAGCCAGAACTTCTGCCTATCCTGAAGGCTCTGCGAGAGTATATAACCAAGGAATATGGGGTAAATTATCCACCTCATGTCCGAGGCGAAGATGCTTCCGCGAAAGATGTTCCTTCAGACTGGGTAGATAAGCTCAACCCCATCACTGGAGGGGAGTCAGAAGGCAGGGCCGAATACGGATCTGCTGGCGGTAATTCGACCAAAGGCGCGTCACAAGGTGAGGACCCTTATATTCATAAGTCCGAACTGACGCAAATTCTGGAAGATTTCGCCAAGCATGTCGTTGACGGTCAGTCAATGCAGACCACTGGGTCTAGAGGCGACAACGCTGGAATGGCTTATCCTAGTGAGGGCGAGAGAATTCCTCAGAATCGTGGTCTTGAAATGCAAGACGACGAGGAAGAGGAGGATATCGACGTCGAAGACGAAGATATGGAAAAGCATCATGAGGACATGATGAAGGATGATGAGGAAGAAGAGGACATCATAGATGACGATGAGGAAGAAGATGTCGAAAAAGGAGGGTACGACATGGCTCTGTCTAACGATAGTGGCGATGTTAACGCCATTCTAAAAGATATCAAGGACCTTATGGTTGCTCGATCTGCAGAGAAAAGAGAGTTTGCTGACCTGAAAAAGGAACTCGCTTCTGTAAAGAAGAGCGTACAAAAGGAAGTTAACTCTGGTATTCGAAAAGGTCTAAAGGGCTTTGGCATGCAGCCAGTACGCTCTGAAGTCCAGACTCGAGGACAGGGCGACAGCATCCTTGGTACACCAGAACCCGTTTCCAACACCGTTGCTCCAGATCAAAGAATCGGAGTTGAGGGAGAATCTTTCGCAAAAGCCGATGAGGTGGATGTGCAGGATCAATTCTCCAGCGACATCGAGCAAGTTCTGGGTAATGATGCTCCAGAAGATTTTCGAAGTACATTCAAGAGAATCAATGGAATGCGAAACCAGACTGGTGAGCTAACCCCTCAGACTCTGTATTACTATCCTAAAAATGGAGGTGCTAGATAATGACTCAGCAAGATCTTAGCATCGCACAGTACATTGCAGGGGCAGAGAGGAATCTTCGCTCAAGCATGATGCCACCCGGATACTTCGCCAAGCAGACTTATCTGCAGGTTAGTGATGTATTCACGGCAACATACGGACGCAAAGTCTGGGATGCATTAAACAACCAGACCCGATTCTGGAACATTCTTAGGAAAGTCCAGTGGGGTCCTACAACAGGTTGGAGGGTCAGGTCTGACAGAGGTGACAGCAGAAGTCGCCCTGTTACAGAGACTGGCTCGATACCTACTATTGACGTTTCTGCTTATCAGAACGTTGATTCAGCACCGAGGATTATGGCAACTGACTTCGGTGTGAGCCTCAAGTCCCAGATTATGTCTGGTCTTGAAGGTGGTATGGGTGACAACCTAGCGGTTGAGCAGGAAGCTGCTGCTAGGGACCACATCAAAGAGATTAACCAAGAGCTTTTGCTTCGATCAGAGACAATCGCTACTACCGCTGGTGCTTCAGGAACAGGAGAAATCCTTAACGCTGCTGGCACTTTGCGAATTGGTGACACTTTTGGTGGTACAACCATAAACGACACGGCACGAACATATTCTGGGCTTGATGCTCAGAGTGACGCCGAGTGGACGGGCGGTGGAAGCCTGACCGACGGTGAAATTATTTATGTGAAGAGCCGTGCAGGTTTCACTTCCATTGATGACATTGTCAACCAAGACGCTGTCAACAAAGCTGGTGTTTCCGTAACCAATGGTGCAGATGTTTATAACCAAGCAACTCGCGCTGCTGGTGGCTGGAACGCTGCTGCTACTGTTCTTCATAACAGTGGTACAGGTCGAAACCTAACACTTTCACTTCTCGATCAAGCGATACGAGAGGTCAGGGTGAATGGTGCTGACCCCGATGTAATCCTTATGGGTTACGACCAATTTGACCGACTGTCTAGCCTCTTGCAGGCGCAACAGAGGTACATGGACTGGGGTGAGTTCGTAGTTAAAGTAGGGGATGAGTCCACACTTCCGGGTTCACATGCTGGTTTCCAAGTGTCCACATACAGGGGCATTCCAGTAATCGTAGACCCAGATGCACCGACTTCTTTCACTGCTGCTGACGCAGAACTTGGTTCAAACGTGTATGTGCTGGATACAAGGTATCTGGAACTCGCTGTTGCTGCTCCTACGCAGTACATCGACAACAGGGACTTCTTCCAAGCCAACGCTTTCGTACTGAGAGGCTTGTTCTACACCATTGGTGAACTACGAGCACTCAGGATGGACGCTCACGCGAAGATCACAGACCTGAACGCTTAGTCGTACAAAATAGAGGTGAGGGGGCTTGAGGACTAGCCTCCTTGCCTCGCTTAGTTTTTTCTTGTCACAAGTATCTGAGGGAAACCTTAGAGAGGTTGGTATAGGTGGAAGTGACCGGAAAGGAGTTTTAGATTATGGCAACTTTTACAACATCGATAATTCATGAGTCTGTTTTTGGTAACAAAAGAGTTGTTACTGCAGATATAACCGCAGTAGGATCTGCAACTGCTACAGGTGACGCATATGCGCCATCTACTTTAGGACTCAGAGGTTTAGATATTATGCTTTGTGGTAACCCAGTCACTCTTAGTTCTACTGGAACCGCAACTGCTGCTGCTGATACTGGATACGGCATTACATATGATTATGTAAATGAGAAGTTTGTGTATACACGGGACGCAGGAAGTGCAGGACCGTCTACTACAACAACTGCAGACGTAGAAGATTCTATGTTTAGGATTATGGCAGTAGGATACTAATTTTTAAAAACTGAATATTAGTGGGGGTAGTACGAGTCAGCTCGACTATTTTTCAAAACTGAAAAGTAATGAACCAAGAAATTGGGGTAGTCAAGTTGGCTGCCCCCTTTTTGTTTTAAGAAGGTTGTTGATGGCGAGACGGAATTGGACAAAATGTAAATGTGGGGAAAAGCTTCGTATTAAGAGCGGAGAAAAACAATGCTTTGTTTGTAGGAACAAGGAAAGGAAGGAGAAGGTAAGGTAATGTTGAATTTAAGGTATTTTCTAGGAAAGATACGACCTCAAATATTTTTGGCTCTATGTATTTTAGGTCTAGTGGCTGTTCTGGGAATCAGGGAAGGATTGAATGAAATCGCTGTCGGATGTATTGCGGGCATTATTGCTTTGGCAAAAGACGTTTTACAGAGCGACAGCGGTCCTAACGGTAACGGTGATGATGGTGGAGCCGCGTAGCCAACCGTAGTAGGAGGAAGAACTGATGATAAATACCATAAAACGGCTTTTAAGGAAGTCTTTACCTAGTATTAGAATTAGAAAACCTAGAATTAGGTTTCCTAGATTTCGCATGCGTATGCGTATGCGTATGTCTTTTCCTAGAATAAGAATTTCTTTCCCTAAAATAGGAATTCCTTTTCATGGAATAGGTTTAGTGTTGGGAATAATAAACAGCACGTTGTTAGTTCTTGCTGGTTTTATTGGCATAACGGCATCTTTTATAAATCAGAATCAGATTGGCAATTTAATTCACTGGATGTCTCCTATTCTTCCATTTAAATTGGAGAACATTCTTTGGACAGGTGCGTGGATTAACGTAACTGATCAATTTGTATTTAATGGGATTATGTCTGCACAATCAAATTTTGCTCCAACTATTGGAGTATCGATTGGATTAATTATTCTTGGATTTATGCTACATGCAACTAACTTTGGTGCATGGTGGAGAGCTTTCAAAGCTGCTCCTATGGCAGTTATTAAGTCTCCTATTACGTTCTATAGGAAAGTAACCGTATGGAGAGATTGGATATTTGCAAAGATCGAATACTTAAATTCGGAATCTCAAAAATGGAAAACCGCATTTAATGTAGCTAAAAGTCCTTATTCACTATTAAGAGCATGCGGATTCAGCCCTCAGATGGCTATAGGTTTATTGGCAATCGGAGGTACGGCTGGAACTGGAGTCGTGGTGAATGAGACGGTCTTAGCGGACAGAAGTTTTTCAAATGGGGATTCGGGCATTTATGCTGCCCCTGCACAGAACCCAGATCCTACTTTGGAACAGACAATGGCTTGGAGGCAAGAATATAAGGAAGACAACACGTTAAGAGTTGTTATGGGTTCGACTCCCGTAAGAGAGATTAAAATTGAGAATGTAACAGTAGGAACTGTATTTACTGGAGGTGCAGTACCATCTTCTGCACATACTTCTCTTAATGGAACAGCCGCTAGTGCGACTGCAGTATTGATTGGTGGAACAGTAAAGAGTGGTAATGGTGAGACAAGTACATTCCTAGAGGTAGGTGAAATGCTGATTGAAAAGTCACGGTGTACAACTATGTACTTTGACAACATAACAGCACACACCATTAACGTAATTGGAAATGCCTCAGATGGTCAAAGTATTAACCAGACTCCGGGGACTTCCAGAATGCGAGCAGTTGGCGGAGGTCATCACCAAGCAGAAGCAATGGTAACTTCAGGCGGTACATATGACCGCATACATATAGATGCTCCAACATCTGCCGTAAATGGGAAGATCGATAAGTTGACTTTAAGTAATTTACTGACCGAAGGCGGTTCCTGTTCCTTCGATAGAATGAAGATTGGTACATTAACTATTAAACTTAATGAGATAGGAGGCGGCGGTAACGCTGGTGCTTCAGACGGATTTGCTACTAAGGAATTTAAGATTAACCAGAGCGTAACCGCAGCTAACTGGAATGTTAGTGACAATGTTGAGGTTCTTACTGGAGCACCAACAAGAACGGTTACAAACGAATAATCTATGGATAAGGTAAGGAAGGTAAGGAATAGGTATGAAAACGGTAAATATATCTCCGAATTGGATGGGATTAGCACGGATAATATTAGACGATTTAAAACGATCTGATTTAGCAACTAAGGAATTTGCTATTACTTTATTAACAGATGCGTGTGAGAAATTAGATGAATTAAACGAAAGAGCAGAAAAGCATACTTTCGTGGAATTGGATAATGAAACTGTCGTTATAAGGCAAAATAAATAGGTGTGAGAAGTCTGTAACGGACAAAGATTAAGAATCTATGGGCAGGTTAGGAGATGAGAGTATCGAATCCTTTTAAGATACTTGGGAAGGTAGATGCAACAGCATGGGGTTGTTTGATACAACTTGTCATACTCGTGGCGATAGTAGGTTCGGCGTTAGCGATAATAGTTGTAACTATAGCGGAAAAATAATATATATTTATAAAAAAGGTAGGAATAAGGTTTAGGTAACGGAGAAGAAGGAGAAGGTCATGTTTGGATTTTGGTCGAAGAAGATGGTAGGCGCTGAAGGATTAGGATTGGCGATAGAAAAGAGATTAGATGGGTCCAATGATAAGGATGAGTTGATAGCAAAACTCACTAAGGCAGTTGGGGATCACGGAAAAATATCTCCTATCGAATGGTCAACTATAGGAAAGAGATTAGGGGTGTTTGATGTGGCTAAGTAAGTTAGCTTCATGGTTCGCTAGAAAAGTTTCTTCAGGAAGTTTGAAGAGTCATGAGTTTGGCGTAGTCAAATTCGGCTCTCAAGAACTTCCTATGGTTCCTTTTAAGCATCCTCATATCGGCAAAGTAAAGTTGTTTTATGTGGATGAGAAAGTACGAGATAAATTATCAGAGGTAAAAGATGCCAGCACCTGACTTAAGAACTCAAGTTGAGTTGATGCAACCGTTGCCCAATTATCGAGGGTTTACGGCTACTACTGCTAGTGCTTCTGCTACTACAGTAATTGATGTTTCTACCATTATGGAGGAAGCAAATAGAATTACTTTTGTAGTGGAGCTAGGAGATTTGTATATAAATTTTAATGGCGCGGCGACTAATGATGGTACTTCTATGTTGGTTCCGTCTGGAACTGGTTATACAGAAGAGATGATTCGTGTAACAGGATTAATTTCTATTATGAGAGTCGGTACTACCAATGGTCGTATTCGTGGCTGTATTTGGGGTAGATAGTGACTACTCCAAGTTTTAAATCAGAAGAAGTTGTAAAACTTAGATTAGGTATTGAGCTTGCTCAGCCGTATGATGCTTTTAAGCCTTTTTATAAGACTACGAGCGGGTCAACTGCTGAAACTGTCGTTACGGTTTCTGAGTTTATGACTGAAGCTAATTACATAACATTGGTCGCTGATAAAGCGGATCTTTATGTAAATTTTAACGGGGACGCTACTACTGATGGTACGTCGATGTTAGTTCCTGCAGGGACTGGATATACGGAAGATTTTATTCGTCTTACAGGAAAGATTTCAATTATAAGGGCAGGTAACCATAATGGTCGGGTGATTGGAGCAGTCTGGGGAACCAATTAAGAATTTTTAGCACAGGGAGCTATAAGAGATGGCACTAAATACAAGTTTTGAATATCTTTTTTCAGAGCATGAGATAAGAACAGTTCGTGAATCGGTTGCAAAACCAGTAAAGTTTATTCCGATTGATGTAACTCTTGCGACTACTAATACGGCGCAGGATTTAATTAGTTTGGAGTCTATAGCTCCTCCAACATTAAATTTGGTTACTAATCCGAGCATAGAGACGGGAGGAACTCCTCCTGCTGGATGGACCGCAAGTGGGGCTACAGTAACTAGGGTTACTACAACTCCTCGTAGTGGTTCATATTCTATGTCTGTTGTCGCTGACAACGCTGCAGCTAATGAAGGGGCTTATTTCGCAGTAACTAATGTTCCTCCCGGTTGGTATGCGTGCTCTGCTTACCTGAGAAGAACTGGTGGTGGTACAGCTAGAGTTAGGGCTTCTAGTGATAGCGGTTCGACTTATTCTGCTGGAAATAGTGTCACAATGGCTAATAACTGGAATGGTAGAAGTACCGTTTTACATCAAGTCACTTCAGATCAGAATTCAATTCGAATACAGGTTGCTACTGATTCAACACAAAATATTACTTTCTTAGTAGATGATGTTCAGATAGAACCTGCTTGGGGAATTGTTATGGGATCACATTCTGGTCGTGCAACTAACCCTCCTGCAGCATCTATATCTGATTTTGTAGACCCTACGACGGATAGATTTGCAAGATTTTTAGGAACTACTGATGCTTCTGAGTCTATTAGAGAGCCTAGTATTTCAGAAATTCATCATGTTTCTATTTATTCAAGTCATGACGCTTACATAGATTTTGATAGGACAGTAGCAATCCGTACTGCTACTCCTTTGGGCTATTATTTAGCTGCAGGGATAGATTACCGAATAAATTTAGACAAGATAATTAAATCAAAGATCAGTTTTGTGAATGCTGCTGGGACAGATACTCCGACAATTAGAGGTTATGTCACAGGCTTCTAGTTAATGAATGAACGAGGTAAAATAACGATATGGGACTATTTAACGTTTATACGGTTTCAAACGCATATCGGAGTGACTATTTTCAATATTTAAGCGAACAGTGGGCGAATGATACAGATGAATTTACTGGAGCTTGGAACAGAAGTAGTGATTCTCTGATAACTCGTGTCAAAACTGACACCGATATGCCAAAAGCAGCGATAGCGCTCTCTGCCAATGAGGCTGCCCGTCTTAGAACTATTTTTACATTTAGGGCTACACCTAGTGTTTTTAGTGCTACAGATGCTACATCTATGGTTCGAGGTATGTATGTGGAGTGGGAAGCGAAGTTTACAAGTGTAGCCAATGTGGATAACTCTGCTACATTTATGGGATTGAATGCTTCCGGTTCTGCGACTAGATCTACAAATGATTTAATTGCTTTTGGGCTTAATAACGACCAATTGATCGCTATTACAGATAATGCAGGAACAGAGACGGTTACTTCTGATCTTGGATTTAATGCCAGTGCTCTTACCAGTAGGAACCTTTATCGAATAACTATACAAGGCGGTCAGATAGAGTTTTCGGTGAACGGAAGTACTGTTGCAACTCATACTACTAACATTCCAGACATTATTGGATATCTTCAATATTACTTAGATACACAAGGTGGCGGAGGTTCCAATCTAGATATTGGCTTCGTTCATGTGTTTTATCGAGGTATTGAAGATACCAGATCATTTTAAGGGGGGTATAAATGCCTGTAGATCTTCGGCAAATCTCGTTTTATCCTGCCCAAAGGCAGTACATAGCTAATGACTCTCAGCCAAGCTTAGAGTTAGTTCAAAGCGGTAGCGGTGACTACATAATTTGTAGAGCCTCTGGTGGCGGTACTCCTGTATTTCAGATTACTAACGCTGGTGTTATTTCTGGTGCTGCTGGTATTTTTGAGGCTAGCACTGTTCGATCTATTGCTGGTCAAGATATAACTTTTAATGCCAATGGCGCTAGTAACTCTATATTTTTCCAGATTGACGGAGATAATAAATTAACTATTTCGCCGACTGCTGGAATTAGCATATCTCAGGGTGTGGATGCTACCACTCCTGCAATTACGTTACAGAACTCTTTTGACTCTGCGTCTAACTTGGTGGCAGTTTTTGCTGGCGCTGATAGAAGTACTGCGGTTGATGATGATAGTGCATACATTAGCTATAAATTAGAAGATTCTTCTGGTAATCAGGCTGAAGCCGCTAGGATGCGTTGGGAACTTAATGACGTAACTAGTACTACAAAAGATGGAAGAGTGGTTTTCTCAGTCATGGTTAACAATACGTTGACCGACGTCTTGGATATTCAATCTACTGATACATCTGACGTTACGTCTACTTTTAGTGGTAATACCGTATTTAATGACAATGTTTCTTTGTTACTTGGTACTTCAGGTGCTGATGGAGATTTTTCTTCCGATGGAACAGATGTCAAATTACTTTTAAAGGGTGGGGCAGATTTTGTTATAGGTAGAACGGGATTACCTTCTCCTGATAATTTACTTCATTTATGGGAAGCTACTGCAGGATCAGTTTCTGCGGTTACTGACTCCTTATTAGTTTTAGAAAACAGTGATAATGCGTACATAAATGTCTTAGCTCCTACAGTTGGCGGCATTATTTTTGGTGATGCTGCTGATAATGATGTAGGAAAGATTACTTATACTCATTCAACAAATACTTTAAATACCACAATTGCTGGTACTTCTCAGTTAAATCACACTGATGGAGGATTTGCCTTTGCGAAGGCTACAACGATCAGCACCTCTTCTGGCACTCTTACTTTAGGTGCGTGGAGTGCTGGAGGGGCTATTAATTTCGGCAATCATAATATGACCAATGTCGATATTAATTCTGGAAATATAGCTGGAGTTACCTTTAATGGAACTACAACTGCTACAGCAGATCTAACTTTTAATGATAACGTTCAAGCTACTTTTGGTACTGGCGGTGATGCTGATATTGGGTACAACGGTACTGATTTAGTAATAAATACTCGAGTAGTTGGTACTGGTGATATAGTCACTCATAGCCAATTAACTTGGGGTACTGGTGTAGCTGTTACTGGTGCTGATTATTCAGTTGGTAGAGATGCTGACGGTACTAATCAGATGCACCTTAATGTTCCTAGTGGAGCAGGATGGGAGTATTCCATCAATGATATAGCTAAACTAACTTATGCTACAGGCGCATTTACATTTACAGAAGCTACTACGGTTTCTTCTTCTACTGGCGCTCTTACCTTAAATGGAGCCGCTGGTGTAGTAATTAATGAGTCTGGCGCTGATGCAGATTTTAGAATTGAATCTAATACAAATGCTAATGCCTTAGTTTTAGATGCTAATACGTTTGGCGGTGTTGGATCGTTAGGATTAGGTAGTGCGGTAGTTAATACTGCATATATAAGAATAGCTCCTCCCGCTTTAACATCTACAGCAAATAGTTCATTTAGTGCAGTTCGAATAGCTCCAATTGGGGTTACGGTTCCAACAGGAACTTCTCCAATTGTTTCTAGCTTACATATAGTTGAGCCAGTTATTACGGCTACTGGTACAGCTACTACAGCAGCTACGGTTTATATACAAAATGCTCCAACAGAGGGTGGAGCTAATCATGCTTTGATGGTAGCGGCTGGTTCTACTTCATTAGCTGGATCATTAACTGTTACAGGCGGTGGTTCTCTTACAGGAACTTGGTCAGATTTAGGTACTGTTACTACCGTTGATATAGATGGTGGAACTATAGATGGAGTTAGCATCGGTACTTCTGCTGCAGCAACTTCGATTGTTGTGGATCAACTGACATTAAATGATGGAACTATTTCCACTACGGCAAGTAATAATCCAATTATTATTACTCCGCACGGTACAGGAGATGTGAATTTAAGTGCTGATGCGGTTCGTGTTGGTGATCAGGATGCTAACGCGACTATAACTACATGGGGTACAGGCGACCTCATTCTTAATACAAATGCTGGCACTAATAGTGGTTCTATAACCATAGCTGATGGTGTAGATGGAGACATAACTGTCGCCACTAATGGGACAGGGGCAATATCTTTCAGTGATAAAAATATCACTAATGTAGGAAATATAGCTTTAGATAGTTTAACCGCTGATGGTTCTACTATAACTATTACAGGCAATACAACATTTGTTGATGGGGCTTATAACTTTAATATAGCTTCTCATGATGGAAGCAACGGTCTTCAGTTAGGTGGCACATTAGTTACCGCTTCTGCAGCGGAATTAAACATTATAGACGGGGGAACCTCTGCTACGAGTACGACTCTTGCAGATGGTGATCGAGTTGTAGTTAATGATGCTGGAACCATGAAGCAGGTTGCATTAACTGATTTCGAAACATACATGGAAACTTCATTAGATACCCTTGGTAATGTAACTACAGTAGGCGTATTAAATGCAGGATCTATAACTTCTGGATTTGGAAATATAGATACAGGTTCTAGCAATATAACAACTACTGGGACTGTAACAACAGGAGATTTAGTTGTTAATGGTACACAGACAATAGTTAACAGTACTACTGTGACTGTTGATGATCCGATTTTCCAAGTAGGCGGTGACACCGCTCCGGGTTCTGATGACAACAAAGATAGAGGCATAGCCTTTAGGTGGCACAATGGCTCCTCGGCGAAGAATGGATTTTTTGGTTACGACGACTCTTCGGGTAAGTTTACTTTCGTACCCGATGCTACTATATCTGGGGAAATTGTTTCAGGCACTGCTGGAACGGTGGTTGCTACCACTTTTGAAGGGGCTTTAACAGGAACTGCTTCTAACGCAACTACAGTTGATGATAATGCCATTACTAACGCTAAGTTAGCAGATATGGCTGCCAATACGATTAAAGTTCGTAATGCAAATAGTAGCGGTGATCCTAGTGATTTAGCAGTTGCAGATACGCAGATTGTTATTGGTGATGGTACTGGATTTACGGTTGCTGCTTTAAGTGGCGATGTCGCGATGGCTAATACTGGTGCTGTGACGATTGCAAACAGCGCGGTTACTTTCGCTAAGATGGCTGACTTAGCTAATCTGAGAGTTATCGGTAATGTTTCTGGTACTACAGCGGCTCCAGCAGCAGTAGTAATACTTGACGAAGACAATATGACCTCGGATAGTGCTACTTCCTTAGCCACTCAGCAATCAATTAAATATTATGTTGACAATAACACTACATCGAGCATAGCAGCAGCTACTGATACTGATTTAACTTCTATTGCTGATGGTTCATTACTTTTCTACGATACTGGAACAGCTAAGTGGATAGATTATGTTCTCTCAGGAGATGTGACTTCTACTGATGCTGGTGTGGTAACTATAGCCGATACTGCGGTTCAAACAGATATGGTCCATACAGATGTGATTACAGGTCAAACTGTTATTACATCAGGGGTGGATTTAACTAATGACTTCCTCCTTCTTTACGATGATAGTGCTTCGGCATATAAGAAGGTCAGTCCCGGAAACATGGGTATAACTGGTCTTCCTGCAGGTAGTGCTAATGAGGTGCAGTATCGTGTATCTGCTTCGGCTGCTGGTGGAGCTACCAATGTTGAGATTAAAAACAATTCATTAGCTCTTAAAGAGCAATCGGCTCCTACTAATGTATCGGGTTACGGTATGTTGTACGCGGCAGCTAATAATGAGTTGTACTTTAAAGATGATGGCGGTAATGCTACTCAGATTACTAATGCTGGTGCATTAGCGGGTGGCGGAGCATTTAAAGGAACAAAACTTTATCTGACTAATGGAACTACTTCTGTAGCTGATGACTCTGCCGTTACTATGACTGCATGGGATGAGTCTTTTGATGTTGGCGCTATGCATGCGGGGACTAATGGACGTATTACTTTCGGTCAAGTTGGGTACTGGAACATCAGTATCCAACAAGAGTGGGCAGCAGACTCTTCTGGTTACAGAGAGATGCGGGTTACTCATACAGATACTTCTAATAGTAATACCACTAATGTAATTCTTAGAGATAGGGCTATACCATCGTTGCAAGATACTACGGTGTCTGGATCTTCAACTGTATTTTACGTAGATGATGTAGCTGATTACTTAACAGTTCAACTGTATCAAAACAGTGGATCAGCATTAGATGCGATAGGTAGTAATGATGACAGTACGGTGGTTACTGTTACTCGTTTGGATATGGCAACTCAGGGATCTGGTACAGCATCTGGCAGTGCTGGACATGTACAGTTTTCTGACGGTAGCGGAGGATTTTCTCATGATGCTAACGCTATATTTTGGGATGCTACCAATAATAGATTAGGTGTAAATACAGGTAGCCCGGGGTATTCGATTGATGCTACTGCTGCGGGAACTGTACGAGCACAGACATATACTGGAACGATTGGTACTGCTACCCAAAATAGTATTACTACCATGACGGGATTAGTTTCTACTGGAGCATTAGCTTCGGGTAGCATCGCGTCTGGATTTGGAACAATCAGTACTGGTAATTCGATAACAACCACAGCAGCAATTACTGGTGGTTCATTAGTAGTAGATAACTTTACTTTAGATGGAACTGAATTAGACCTTTCTGTAGGAGACTTTACAGTAGATGTTGCGGGAGATATCACATTAAATGCCGATGGTGGCGATATCAATTTTATGGATGATTCCGCTTCGTTAGGAACGATTAGTTCCACGGGATATTCAGGAAATTCAGCGACTGCTACTACATCAACTAATGTGTTTGCTGCCGCTGATTCTACCAACGCTGATCAGTACGTAGCTTTCTTGGATAATGCGGATACGAATGCACAGCAAGTTCTTTATGACACGGGGATTACTTATAACCCTAGTAGTAATGCTTTAACTACTGCTGGACCTATACAGGGTAGCTCTGTTACTAGTACAGGTGGATTAACTCTTTCTGGTGATATAACCGCTACTGGGGCGGCTATAGATATTGATCTAATTGACAATAATGCTTCTGCTATTAGTTTTGATGCTGCAGGGTTAGCAGGTATTTTAGCAATAGTTACTACTAATGGTGGCGAGAAAGTCACTATGAGTGGAGGATTAGAGATTGCTGGTGACCTTGTAGTTAGTGGAACTACTACTACTGTTAACAGCACTACTACTACGGTAGATGATCCTGTATTTACTATAGGTGGAGATACTGCACCAAGCTCTGACGATAACAAAGATAGAGGAATTGAATTCCGATATCACACAGGATCAGCAGCAGCTATTGGATTCTTTGGATTTGATGACTCGACAGGAAAATTTACTGCTCTTACAGCAGCTTCTAATAGCTCAGAAGTATTTTCTGGTACAGCGATGCCAGCGATTTTTGGCAACATCGAAGGAGCGGCTGTAACTGGAACCAGTTTTACTATAGGTAGCGCATCTATAGCTGAAGCTGAACTCGAGATGATCGATGGAATTACTGCGGGTACAGCAGCAGCTTCAAAAGCTTTAGTGTTAGATAGCAATAAAGATATTTCAGGTATTCGAAATATTACGTTAGACCAAGATGCGAATATCGCGTGGACTAGCGGTCTTACAATAAATGATGATTCAAGCAATAATGCCGCCTACATCAATTTAGCTAGTGGTGACGCCCTTTATCTTCAGGATGGCGGTACTACTAATATGTCAATCGCTGCTAGTGGCGCAATCACTATGCAAGCAGGTAATTTAACTCTTGGTGCTGGTGCGGAGGCTGACTATGGGTTGTACTTTAATGGGCATTCTGGAGGTCAGAATTGGTATATAGCTTCTGATGACGGATATGACGATCTAATTATAGGATTAGGGAATACTACTCCTACGACTCCTATCATGTCGTTTACCAACGCTCTTGGTGATACGGCAAGTAATAACGGTTCTGTCAATATAGGTGCATTAGGAGCACTTTCTGGAATAGATACGTTTGTAAAGGTCAGGCGTGATGTAGCCCATACCCTGACAGCAGGGGATTACTACTACGATTTCCTTATAGCACCGAATGCTGCTATTACTACCCCATCAACTGGAACTGCGAACCCATTGATAGCAACTATGGTGCTATCCGAACCAGTTATTACCAATGGTGGTGTACAACCAACGGTGGGAGCAACGCTAAAGATTAACAACGCTCCAACTGAAGCTGCATCTAACTACGCCCTTTGGGTAGCTGATGGGGTGAGTAGGTTTGAGGGAGAGATACAGAGTACGTCAAATACACAGGCTGCCAGTATTGCGACTGCCTATGCCAATTACGGATTGGTATTTAGAGCACCACAGGCTACTAATGAATACTCCAACTCTATCGGTTGGTCAGAGGGAACAAACGTAGCAGCAGCTATTAGTGCCCAAGATGATGGTGCAGGGGGAGCATTAGGACTCAGCTTTGCGACAGGTACTAATTCTGCACTAACAGAGCGAGTAAAAATTCATTCTAGCGGTGTTTTTGAAGCAAATGCTGGGGCAGTTTTCAATGAGGGAAGTGTAGATGTTGATTTCCGTATCGAGAGTAATGGTAACGCCAACATGTTTGTTGTTGACGGTGGTACTGACGCAGTAGGTATAGGGGCTGCTCCTAACATAAACGATTTACTTACACTAGGTGGAACACATACAGGTTATTCCAATACGTTTGGACTAAGAATAGAACCCACCTTAAATGCCGTAGCTGGGAATAACGCAGCCGTAATCAGCGTAGCTGGAACTCTTGTTGAGGCAGGTTCTGGTACACATAATCTTCTTTTTGGTACATCATTCTCAGCACCTACGGTGACAGGGGGAAGTGCTGCTGTAGCGAATACCGCTACGGTTTATATTTCTGGTGCGCCATCAGCAACTGTAACAGGTGCTAACTACGCCCTCTGGGTAGATGCTGGGTTGAGTAGGTTTGACGGTATAGCGCAGATTGGTCCAAATTCTAGTGCGTATTCAACCTTCCAATTAGAGGTAGCTAATGCTGGAAATGGTGATCAAATAAGGGCTATTAGTACAAACAACCATGCTTCTGTAAATATAGCAGCGGGAACTAATGGGCATTACGCTTTTACTCGATATACTACATTAGCAGGAAGTCCTAATGGTTGGGAAACGGGAGTTTCTCCAGCTAATGAATATTATATTAATCCTCATATAGCTAGCGGTACGACAGGGTCTTCTATAATAATTACTGCCGCAACCGACTTAGTAACTTTTAAGAATCAAATTAAAATTGAGGGCGGTTCACCCGGAGCAGATAAAATATTAACATCAGCGGCTGATGGTACAGCAAGTTGGGAAGAATCAACTGCTGCGAGTACAGGTTTGGCTGTAGCAATGGCGATAGTCTTTTAAGGAGATATAGATGGCAAATCCAGTAGACATAGTAAATGTAAAACATCTTTATGGTATGAATCAGCAGACGCATTTAGCTAATGCGTCTACCTTCTATGACATTATGGATGCGGTTGCGACTAATTACGTTCATAAAGTTAATCAGATAATTGTGACAAATATTGACGGAACAAATAACTGTGACGTTAATATTGGGATTGAATTAAATGGGACAATTCGTTATATAGCTTTTACAATTACAGTTCCCGCCCAAGCATCTATTAGCTTATTGGATACTCCTCTCTATTTACATTATGACGCTAGTGTTTCACTTGGAGAGCGATTACAAGCAAATGCTCAAACTGGCGCTGACCTTGACGTTGTCGTTAGTTGGGAAGCTATAACGGATGTCGCTTAATGCCTAATTACCGCATTCCAAATAACAGCAATAGTGATGCCAATGGTATGTGGGGTATGAACGCTGTTCACAGGGCTAAGCAAGGTGGTGAATGGCCCGATAGTTATGTTCCATATACTCCTTCGAATTATTACATTCCAAGAGCATCTGGAGGTGCTACCGCTCTGACAGGAGGAATCTCTCCAAACACAAACTGTTATGACCACAGTCTATATCCTCAACTAGGCGCAGCAGGAACAACAAGTGGGTCTTGGGGTTATGGGGGTAATAACACAGACGCTATTTCTTTCATGGTGACTAATAATTTCGGTCAAACTAGTGGATATAAGGTAACTGGATTAGGGTTAGGGGGGTTTAATCCCCTTACAGGATACTTTGGAAATAATGGCGCTATGGCTATCCAAATAGTTGCAGGGACTAATACGAATGGTTCAGGTCTTTGGTATTGGGATTTACCGAATAACTGGATGATTGAGTGGCGTGGTCAGCAAGCTACAGGAATGAATGGCTGTCAGATATCAGAACTTCCTATACTAGATACATATGGAAACGCTATGAATCTTCAATTTGGAACTTGGTACACGGCTCTGTATTTGTGGTTTGCTAATAACATTTTTGCTGCGAGTAATAATCTAAGTACCGCGTCTGCAGGTACGCACGGTTCGTCCTATACGCAATCAGTTCCTTTGGGAAGCATAACAATGCACTGGCAAACTCCTACGTTTTCAGGAAGTGGAGCAAGGGCAACTAGCAATGGAACAGGTTTAAATAGCGGTCAGCATCAAATATTTAGGATATATTTTTAATGCCAAGAATACCTTCTAAAGCTAATGATTCAGCTTCATCTATGTGGAAGATGAATGATGTTTATGTTGCACGAAGTGGAGATGAATGGCCTCCCACTCAAACATATCCACCTAATTATGCAGACGGTTATGTAGCGAGATTTACTGGATACAGTAGTGGAGATAACGACACTCAAACTAATCATGTTAACAATTGGACGAGATACCTTGGGGCGAATGAATACAATGCGATAACTGTTAGATGCACATCTAACGCTTGGACTTTACAAAGATTTTTTCATGGTAGTGGAATAGATGGTTACGGTGGAGCTTTTTATGCTAGATGTACGGTTTGGCAAGGGGAAGAAATTAATTATGGAACAGTTATGGAAGATAGTGGAAATCAATCTTATAACTTGGGGTGGAGTTCGAGTCCTACGAGGGCGATTAAATTAGGAGTTGCTTCTAATTATTCAGATGGGACTGCTGTTTTAACTCAAAATCAATGGTACACAGTAGGGGTTTCTTACTATCAAGCTGCCGTTGCAAGATGCGGAACTTGGTATAACGGAAATGGTTATGGCAGTTCATTAACATCTGTTCAAATGACTTGTTCTGCTTCTAATGCGAATGGAACAACATATGTAACTTCGGATTGGGAATTTAAAAATGCGGGGACACAATATAACGGAGGTCAATGGACAACATCTAATTCAGCTAGTTCAAACCAAGGCCCGATTGGTGTCTTACAAGTGAAGGTATATCAATAATGGCAAGACAACCGAATACAACAGATGCTGATGGAATGTGGGGCGTTACTCGTCCCAATCAGCAACGTAATGCCAAATATGGTCAAAGATGGCCCGAGACTTATGTCGCCTATACTCCTATACAATATTATTATAGGCGGATGCAAAGCGGAAATCCCACTCAAATAACAGACGGAACATCGACAAACGCTTATGGGTTTGCGTCTACAGAGTCAAATCCCGGAACAACTAATCTTACTGGTAGTAATTGGGGATATTCATATGGACCAAATACTGACGCCATATCTTTTGTGATTTATACTCCCCCCGGTCATACTGGAACTGAAAAGTTTAGTATCAATAGATTATCTATGGGTGCTATGAATACCCATTCGACCACTAAAACTAACAACGACACTTTTGTAATTGAGATCGTGAACGGCATGACTACAGGCGGGGCAAGTGTTTGGTATAAAGAATATGCTGCAGGGCAATTCACTTTTTATGGAAATAACTCTGGATATGCTAATTACAACGGTGTACAACTATTAACCCTTCCGTCTGTGGATTCAAATAATGTCGCGATGTCTTTGGATTACAACAATTGGTATACCGCAATGTTAGGGTGGACAGGGACAGGTGAAAATTTTCAGACTTATTCAATGACCCCTGCGCCAAATTCTCCTTATGAAAGAACAATTTCCACCCAATTAGGTAATGCAACAATGCAATGGGCGGCTCCTACATTTAATGGATCTTCATGGAGAGGGTCTACTAACGGCACTGCGGTTAACTCAGGTCAATTTCAAGTGTTTGGAGTAATGATCTAATGCCAAGGCACTTCCAATTCGGCAAGTCAAAATTATTTATTCGGGATATCAATTTAATAAGGAATTAATTATGGCAATAATAATAACGAAAATGATTGATGTAGTAGGTTCGGGTGGGAATATCGTCAAAGAATTTCCTGACTTTGCGATTGTGCATGAAACCTTTTGTTACGACCATGACGATCAATCTTTTGCCACAATCGGACTTGGTGGTGGGACTGAAATTACCAAGGCTGAATTAAAGGTTAGGGCGTTAGATGTCCATACACGTTATCCCTTTAATAACATTGATGACAGTAATGGAAATCCTCCAACACTTACAGAGAAGACAAACGCAGAAGTAGAAACAATGGTTGACGATTGGTGTACAGAAAAGAATGCCTCATGAATGAACAATCTACTCCAGATGGAAAATAAGAAATAGGTAATAGGATTAAATAAGGCGAGGAGAGTATGACAAGCACAGCGACAGAGGAAGAGGTTGCATCACTAGAAGATAGTGGTGACGTCAGGTTTATTATTCGAAGTATTTTTAGAAAAGCTTATCGAGATATGGTTATGTTTGGTTATATCTCTGCCGAGAGTATGGAAGATTTAGAGGAAATTGGTATACATCCTCAGTCCGCTATGAGAGTAATTAAAAATTACATGAATGGTTGTGAGGAGATGTTAAATAACGAGATGATGCCATCAATAGAGCATCTATATATATTTTTAGACGATATGGCTGATAATTTTTTTGGTGCAAGTCAAGCAGTAATTATTGACAATGACCCCACTAGAAATTATCTAGTAAAAGATAAAATATCTTTTGAGGAAGAGGATGCAGAATCCGATTCTGAGTAAAGTATCCAAATTTTTTCAATAATTCTGTATAATCTGAATTATTAGAAAAATGTATTAGGTGAAATTAATTCTTAGGAGTTAGTCGTGGCAGTCCAATATCTTGGTACTAGCATCTCTGGTCTTTCTGGAGACACAAAACCTACTCCTTCTGGTAATGAGAAGGGGTTACTTTTTGTAGAAACTGATACTAACACTTTATATCAGTGGGATACAGACTCGTGGAATTTATTAAGTAATGCTGCGTCTCAGATAACTGTTACTGATAATGAATCCACTAATGAGGATAATTTAATCTCTTTTGTTGCGGACGCAGGTACTTCTACGGGATTGCATGGGTTAGAGATGGATGGGAATCTTACTTATAATCCATCTACTGGAAGACTTTCTGCCGCTCAGTTGGTTGGAACTCTTCAAACCGCTGCTCAAACCAACATTACATCTGTTGGGGCGCTAGATGCGGGGTCTATAACTTCAAATTTCGGCTCAATTAACGTTGGATCGAGCAATATTACTACTGCAGGAACGATTTCTGCAGGTAATTTAACGGTAACTGGTACAACAACTACCGTTAATTCTTCTACTGTGACAGTAGTTGACCCTATTATGGTTCTACAAACTGCCTCTGGGGGCGGTTCTTTGACGTCAGATACGAATAAAGATGTAGGTTTAGCTCTTCAATATTATTCTGGTTCTGCTAAAACAGCCTTTTTAGGGTTTGACGATTCTGCTGTAAAACTAACTTTTATACCAGACGCGACTCTTACTAATGAGGTTGCTTCGGGAACTGCTGGAACTATAGTTGCCAATTTAGAGGGTGACGTTACTGGAGCAGTTACAGGAAATGCTTCTTCGGCTACGCTTGCGTCTACTGTAACAGTTGTAGATTCAAGTGATACTTCGTCCTTCATAGCTATGTTTGATAGTGCGACAGGAAGTTTAGCTGCAAAAACCGATACTGGATTAACGTATAACGCCGGGACTGGAATTCTTACTGCTACAGGTTTTACAGGACCGCTAACTGGAGATGTAACTGGAAATGTTTCAGGCACTTCAGGTAGTACTACAGGTAACGCTGCCACGGTAACTGATGGGGTCTATACGACAGGAAATCAGACGATTGGGGGAGTTAAAACTTTTAGTTCAGCTATAGCAGGAGATTTAACTGGTGATGTAACAGGGGATTTAACGGGAAATGCAGATACCGTCACTAATGGTGTGTATACAACAGGTACGCAAACTATTGGTGGGGCAAAAACATTTTCAGATAATGCTGTTTTTGGTGGCAATGTCTCACTTGGGGATAGCGATGTATTAAATTTGGGGGCTGGTAATGATTTACAGATTTATCACGACGCTAGTAATAGCTATATAGCAGAAGCTGGTACAGGTATTTTAAGACTATTATCTAATCAAATCCATTTAAGAAATGGGGCAGATAATGAAGTTTTATTATCTGCATCTCAGAATGGCTCAGTAGACCTTTATTACGACAATTCTAAGAAACTTGAAACAACTGCTGCTGGGGCAACTATTACAGGTAGTATAACAAGCACAGCGGGTTCTTATATAGGGAATGGGGGAGGATCGGCGGCTGGGAATATTGGATTGTTAATAGATCACGATATAACTTCTGCTTATCCAAGAGCATTAGTGGTAGGTAATAATGCCGCAACCGTTACATCAAATACTGGAAATACTGAATGGATGCAAGTTTTCCCCGGAGGGACTACAGTACCGAGTGGACAAACTGTTACTCATATAGCTTCTGCTGCGTTCTACGAACCTAAGATTACAAATAATGGAACAATTAGTGGACATGCTTCCACCGTTTACATTGCTAATGCTCCTACTGAGGGAACAACTAACTATGCTCTATTTGTAGATGCAGGAGATAGTAGATTTGATGGAAATATATCAATAGCTGATAACAAAGAAATACGGCTTGGTGATGGTGATGACTTACAAATAGGTCATGATGCTTCTTCTTCTTACATAAAAGATTTAGGTACTGGAGTTCTATATATAGACTCTAATGGTACTGGTATTCATATGAGGAAGAGTAATGGTGAAGCTATGGCTACACTTCTTACGGATGGGGCTGTAACTCTTTATCATGATAATGCCGCTAAGTTTGCCACTAGTGCCGTTGGGGCGACCATTACAGGAGCTTTAACAACAACTGATGGTATTAGATGGGGTGATGGGGGAACTTATGGGGCTGGCGGAATTTATGCCGATAGTAACTGGGGTTCAATTTTAACTGCATTCACTGCTTCTCCTGCCGCTGCCGATTGGTTAATTGAGGACGCTGCAGGAAATGACTTAGTAAGAATACAAAGAAATTCGGGAGCCGCTATTGCTATGTCAGTAGGCGGTGTTCCTAATACTGATTGGGCAAATAGCTGGTCGGTTCTTCATTTAGGAGATAAGACAACATTATCAAGTTATCCAGCTAATGGATATTTCCTTACAGATAATGCCAGATATGACGGAAGTAACTGGACATATATTGCGGCTGATGTAGCGTCACAATTCGCAGTAACTAATGGTAGGTTGCAATTTAGACAGGGTGTTTCTGGTTCTGCTAATGCCAATATTACATGGACATCTCCTTTAACAATTGAGGCTGTTACAGGAGACGTAGGAATTGGTGTAGCTGATCCTGATCAAAAACTAGAAGTAGCTGGTGCTGTACATATGTCCGGTGAAGTTACTTCCCCTTCAGCGCCTTCTGACGGTGATGGGGCTATACTTTATGTAAAGTCAGACGGAAAATTATATTTCATATCAAACGAAGAATCAGAGACGGAGATTGGTGGCGGCGGCGGAGGCGGTGCGGGAACAGCATTAGCTATGACATTACTCCGCTACTCAGTATATCAACATACTCATTAGTTTATAGGAGTTAGGAGAGAGTTATGGCAAATCCAAATATCGCAACTATGACTGATATGACTTTAGGAAAACTAAAGTGGACAGTAACTTCCAATCAGCCACTTATTGGTGTAGACCCTGCAACTAATAATAATCCTGTTTTAGCTCAATGGTCTGTTTCTAATCAATCTAATAACAATAAACAAATAAGCATGACAGTAGCTGATGTTAGTAGTTTTTCTGCTCAATCTGATTCTATGCTAGTTATGACTAGTGCAAATAATAGATTTGGAATACGTACCCCAAACACAGACCCTAACAACCAGCCAAGTGCAACTTTCCCAAGATGGGTTCCGAATAGTACAGGTGTAGCAGAGCCTTTTGTTCCTCACCCTTCAGATGACGAGAGTATTTCAGGAAACTTTGGAGATAACTTTGATATCTTTTATCTAATGAATCCAACCCCCGGAGCAGGTACTTTATATATAGAGTACTACGGTTATAATGGACAATATGGATGGTATACATATTCTTATGGTGGCTTAGTTCAAATTGCTAATACGAATGGACAAGCGAATCCATTTAGAGTACAACCTCTAAGTAGTCTTTATTCAGGTCATACTGAGATGTACCACTTAAGTGATGCAACCAATAATCAGGGTTATTATAGAGATTCTTACACACCACCGACTTCTGAGTACACCGCTACAGCAAACTCAAATTGGGGGGCGCAGACAAGTCCCGGTGATTTTGTTTTTTCATCTTCATATGGAGGTTCTAACTCAGGTAGTAGGCTGAATCTGGTAGCGGCTGATGGTGGTGAGATGAAAGTTCTTTTTAATGGGATGTATAGTTGGAACTCTAATAATTACTTTGCGTATAGAGCCGCTTTAGGCGCTAGAACAGACATGAGAACTGGTGCTTCAGGCGTTAGTAGTTCGGGAAGTAACTGGAGAAACCACTATGGTTTTGTTCTAAAGGGAGCACCCGCTAGACCATTATTTACGGTTACTCCTCCATCAGCTTCAATAAATCAAGTTGTAAAAATTAACCAAGTAGTTGCTATTAACCCGGCGACTGATGGTATGCAACTAGAGCTTAGCTTGTCAGGTTTGCCGACATCATTTGCAGATTCATCTGGAGATGCGTTATTTACAATTCCCGGTAATATGCCTTTATCAGCTACAGTCCCACTTAAAAAAGGTCTTGTTGCAACAACTAATGGAACTGATTGCATAGATCGACCTTTTTATATGCCAGCAGGTTCAAGCCTAGACTGTCTTATATCCGCTCCGGGGGCTGATAGTTCAGATGATTGGCAGAGCATGGATATAGTCATTGATTTTGAAGTTATGCAATCATAGAGGATATAGAAATGGTTAATTTTAATAACTGGGAACCAACAACTACCTTTACTCCACGTTCTACAGCATTAGGATATGGAGCAGATGGAGGTGGAAGATGTGATTGTCCTCAGGGTGATTCATCAACAGGATGTAGGTGTTTCACACTAGGAAGATGCGAATGCACTTGGAACGTTGACGCAGACGGGAAAGCTCTAAGTGAAGGGTCTTTTATGTGGCATTGTGGATGTAGGATTTGTCCTAATATGGACAGTGGAGGTATATACCATCCTCCACACAATAAAACAGGAGCATTTGAAGGGCAGACTTCTGCACAACAATTTCCCTTTATGAATGTTCCTGAAGAAGAAAGTGATACAGGTACATGGGATGGAGTACACACATCTGATCTGCCTTGTATATGTGGAATAACACGAGGTCATCTTTGCACAACCTGTGATGAATGCGCTTGTAAATTATAATAAAAATTATCCGGTAATGGGATTATTTTATGACAGTTCAGTATATAGGAACCAGTATTTCTGGTTTAGCAGCGGATACTAAACCTACTCCTTCTGGAAATGAAAGGGGTTTAATTTTCGTTGAGACTGACACTAATAAACTATACCAATGGGACACTGATTCATGGAATCAAGTTGCTGGAGCAGATGTAGCTTTAGGGTCTGAGACTACGGGTAATTATGTTGCCACAATTGCTGGTACTGCTAACGAGATAGAGATATCAGGAAGCGGTTCTGAGGGTGCAACGGTCACCATTGGTATACCAACTAACCCTACTTTTGGTGGAAATGTAACCATAAGTGGTGACTTAACCGTTTCAGGTACGACTACTACTGTTAGCAGTACAACAATTACGATAAATGATTCTTTAATCTCTTTAGCCGCCAATAATACATCTGCAGATGCGGTTGATATTGGTATCTACGGTACATACGACACCTCAGGTTCTCAGGATTTGTTTGGGGGTCTTTTCAGGGATGCCGATGATTCTGGTAAATGGAAACTTTTTAAGGATTTACAGGCTGCCCCAACTACTACTGTAAACACTTCAGGTACTGGTTATGCAGTAGGAATATTAGTAGCTACTTTAGAAGGGAATGTGACTGGAAATGTAACAGGTAATGCGGATACAGTAACCAATGGAGTTTATACAACAGGTAACCAGACGATTGCGGGAACTAAGACTTTTAGTTCTACGATTAGTGGGAACATTTCTGGTTCATCTGGAAGTACCACAGGTAACGCCGCCACAGTAACAAATGGCGTTTATACAACAGGCGCTCAAACTATTTCTGGCAATAAAACCTTTAGTTCTACAATTACTGGAGATATTTCTGGTTCATCTGGAAGTACGACAGGGAATGCAGCAGCAGTAACAAATGGTGTTTATACAGTAGGAAATCAGACGATTGGAGGAACTAAGACTTTTAGTTTAGCTATAGTAGGAGATATAACTGGAAATTCTGCTACAGTAACAGATGGTGTTTATACGGCAGGTAACCAAACTATTGCTGGTGTTAAAACCTTTAGTTCTGCAATAGCGGGAGACATTACTGGCTCATCAGCAACAGTAACAAATGGTGTATATACAACTGGTACTCAGACTATTGGTGGAGCTAAAACATTTAGTTCCGATATGATAATTAGTTATGATGGTTCGCCAAGCCTTTCGTTTACAGATGCTGCAAGCCATTCATGGAAAATTGGCACTAAAAATGCCGATAACAATTTCTACATCATAGACGGTTCTTCAAATGATATAGCTAAATTTGGCACAGTAAGTGTTCAACTTAACAAAGGACTTTTAGTTGAAGGTACTAATAATGCAGCCACACGAGATAATGCCAGATTTAAGTCCCAGAGAACAACTGGCAATGCTACATATCTAAGAATTGGTAGATATGGAACTGGCGACGATGGAACGATGTTCATCGGTAATAACTATAATCGTAATTCTGGATTTGCTGCTGATAATACATCCGTAGGTGTATCGTCAATCAAGTTTAATACTGATGGCTCACTTAATTTCCAAACTGCTGCCGCTGGTACAGCACAACCAACCGACAAACTTACTATTTCTGCTGCTGGTCTGACAACTATGTCAGGAGGATTTTCTTCTACTGGTGCTGGTTACTTAGGAGTAAATGATACTGGAGTAGATGTTACTTTCTACGGTGCTACAGCAGGGCGTTACATGAAATGGGCCGGGGCATCAGCAGATAATTTATTATTTTCTGATAATGCTGCCGCTTACTTTGGTACAGATAACGACTCATATATCTACCATACTGGTAACGATATGGCACTTAAAAATAGTACAGGTGTTGTGTACTTTCAGTGGCATGATTCTGGAACGACTAGAAGTGCAATGGCTTATAACCAATCGGGAACGGTCTTTTTATATCATGGAGGGAATCTAAGACTTCAAACTACTGCTGCTGGAGCGACTCTTTCAGGGGCATTAACAACAACTGGTGTATTAGATGTACAAGGTGGAGAAATTAAAATCTCTACTGGTCAAAGTACTCTACGAACTGATAACGCATACATAAGAAAACATGCCAGTACAGGTGAAATACACTTTGATTCTCAAGGCGGTGTTCGTGTAAATCTAGATACTAATGCAAATAATACCGATAAGACATTTTCTATTGGGGCTAATGCCTCTACTAGTGATGTGTTTTCTGTGAGTGAGACTGGACAAGTTACTATTGCTGGTGGAGGTCCGGGTGCAGATAAAGTTCTAACATCTGATGCTAATGGACTTGCTACATGGGAAGATGCCGCTGGTGGTGGCGGATTTGGAACTTCATACGCAATTAATTCATTTTTCGGAAAAAATAGGAACTAGGAGAACAGCATGGCGAATCCAAATATAGCGGCAATGACCGAATTAAATGTCGGGACACTTGCTTGGGAAATCGTACAGGATGGAGTCGCTCTAATCTGGGGGAATGTTTACGCTGAATATACTGGAACGCAAGCCCAACAGAAAAGTCGTTCATCACCGCTAACCCCTGAAGTGTGGAAGTTAAGAGATGGCGACTATACTTTGCAGAATACGCTGATGGTTGCTTATTGGTCTTATCAAGGAAATTCAAGGCCAGTTTCTTCTGCTGATTATGACAATGTTGCTGGGACACAAATTCCGGGTGCTCATCATCTATGGGTTCCGATGTATACGGGTTCGACAGATATGTGGTATTGGAAAGATTCTGAAATAAACCACACATCAGGAACAAACCCTTCACCAAAGAACTTAGATGCAAACTATGATTGGCAAAATTATGGAAATGTCCAATACGGCTCAACGGCGGCAAGTGCGTATTTAGCTAATGTTGACCAGACAACTCCTTTTAATAATATTCGGGCGAACTATCCAGTATGGACTACATCGCAATATTCTAATCGCAATCCACCATTTTTTGAGCCAATCCCTACTCAGATTGGCGATATGGTAATTGTTTGTTGGGCGGGTATTTATCATTCTAGGGTTCAGATAAGAAATGCTAACAGCCATCTCATTGGCGCAGTCGCTAACACCAATGGCACAACTTGGTACAGCAACTCTACCCATATGAGTTACATCAATCCACGTTCTTACGAAGAACACGTATTGCAACAGGTGGAAAATGGATATCCAGAGCACTCATCGGGTGCAGGTGGTGGATCTCAAAACAACACATGGTCAGTTATCAATGTTCAGTCCCCTAGAACAAAAACCACTTTATTTGAGGTTCCATCTGGAAAGGTAATAAAGCTGAATAACCTCTACATTGAAAATCCTGAGATTTCGGGGTTGCACGTTAGCATTGACATTGAGGGATTGCCAACAGGAACAACAGGTATTTTAAATTCCTCGGGGAGTCCAGTGATTAACTCAGAAGGCACGATTGCCACCACTACAGTTTGTAAAATGTTGAGAGCCAAAAGTGGTAAAGCTGTCCCTGCTATGAAACGCCCGATACTTTTAACTGAGGGCGATATTGTGAAAGCAAAAGTTGTGGCAGATGAGTCGTATCCAGAATGGTTAAATAAGTCCTGCCAGATAGTTGCAGATTTTGAAATAATTACGTAGGAGAGTCCGATGGGTTTGAATTTAAATGATTATGAATATGCGTTGCCAAACACGATAACTGGCTCCGTTCCGTATGGCTCTGGGGCTTGGACTTCAAATAAGTATTTTCAGTCAGAATGTTTGATTGTTCCATACGGCAGAACTTATAAAATTGAAATGATTAGAGTTACTACAGGGATACAAGGTTATGTGAGTGGCTTATATGTTGGAATCAGTAGGTCATTAAACGCAAACGTATGGCAGAGTGGTTCTGGACACCAGAACCACGCTTTCTATGTGCAGTACCCAGAGGTTCAAATGGCCCCTACAAACTCAGCAGGGTACAACGATAATAGACAGGTTGTAATGAATAACCAGTCCTATCACATGGGCTTCCGTCATGACCAAAACGCATCTACAGCGTATGGAGGAAGAACTCAATATATGCTTTATTCTGGGCAAGGGAGTAATACGAATGGAGACGGTTCATGGAATAATAGTTCGGGTATGAGGGTTCTCAGTAAAGATGATGGTCCTATCTGGTTAAACTCAGGTGATGCAATTAATATGTGGAATAATAGCAACCCCGGTACTAGCCAAGGGGTTGTCGGGCAGAACCTTGAGGCAAATTATATTATTTCATACATCGAATATTTTTAGGAGAAGAATATGGCAATACAGAAAAGTATGCTTGCGAATATAGGCGGAGTTACTCATGCGAATGCTTATACCCAAATAGCTGAAATTAGAATAACCACTCTAAATACTCAGCATCATGTCCAAATAGCTTGGGAAAGTTATGCAAACGCTGCTGCAAGAAGTAAAGGGAATGATGAGGCGAGGCAGATGCCAATTATGGGAGGTACTTATATGGTTCCTGCCGATGACATTGCTACCTATTTTGCAGATTCTGTTTTGCTTCCTGCTGACAAATCATTATGGGGTCAAGCGTACACATGGCTCAAGACGCAAAATGACGTAGGTTTGGATATTGATTGGACAACAGGAACAACAGACGTTTAGGTGGAAGAAGGATGAGTTTTTATTGTCGTTAATTTTGATTATGAGTATAATGAGGGATAAATATATTCATTTATATATAAAAAGGCGAGGTTTGGTTTAGATGGCTACAGATCAGGAAATGAATGTGATCTCTGATGGGAATGAAGCCACCGAAGATAGAGGTCCGTTAATACAGGATAAGGAATTAGAAGAGGTAAGGAATATGGTAGAAGAAGCAACAGATAATGCCCCAGCATCTGCAGATGATGTAATAGCTTTTTTGGAAGCAGAGGATGAAGAAGAGGAACTAGATTCTTCGGAAGAGTCATATGTAGATAACAGGGTAGCAATAGCTAGAGATATTCGTCCCATGATCGCTGCATGGCATGAGTATAAACAGGCTATGTCGCAAGTTAAAGCTAATTATAAGCTTTGGAAGATAGAATCTGAGATTAGTGGAGATCCTCAAGATCAGAGAAAAGACGGTTTAATAGAATCAGCTTCTAGATTGAAGAAATCGGTTGATTTTATTGAAGGTGAGATTAAAGATGCTTTCCCTCAATTGAAGGGAGTAGCCTTTTTAACCAGATCTGAGCTTTTAGTTCTTCCTACTTGGATGCATGGGTTGTTAGGAATAACAATAGAAGCTTCTCCTGAGGAGCAAGCAGCGGCTCGGGAAGCTTTGCAAGAGCAGTTGGAGTCATCTGACCCACAGGAATAGTGAATGAGATCTTGGGATTCAATCTATTTATGGGACAACAGTGCTAGTGAGTATGTTGATCTGGAATTCGCCGCCGCCGATCTGGTAGGCGCTGCAACAAGTCTTATCGGAGAAACCACAGATAAGATTTATATGGGATTGGATCAAAAGTTTGATTCTGCTTATTTCGAGTTAGACACTCAGGGAGCTTACAATGCTACTCCTGATTACGAATACTATAATGGGTCTACTTGGAAAAACCTTCCACTCTCTAAAACCTATGCATTTGACTCTGATGGTGTGGTGCAGTGGAGAATGCCCAGTGATTGGGCAACCGTTTTACTAACTGATGTAGAGGCTTCTAATACTAATCTTAAGACCGGAACTACTGGTGATCATACTAGCGGGACAGCTAGATATTGGGTTCGGGTAAGTTGTTCTACCGCCACTACAGCGGCGACTATGAAGCGATCATTTCCATTTCCTGCTTATAACTACACTACTCCAACAAAGATTGCCGCGTTTTTGCAACTACGACAAAACTTTTCAACTACAACATCTCCTTCTATTTCAGAAGTAGAGGATATTATCCGTAGAATAGAAAGTCGTATAGAACGTTACTCTACTAACTCATGGCGACCTAATTACCGTCATGAAGAGCTTTATGAGTTTAGTAGATTTGGATTTGTTCTTAAAAGACATCCAGTTATAAAGCTTTTAGAGTTGGCTATTTGGGATGGATCTACCTATAACGTTCTATCAGAAGGTAGAAGCAGTGATTATTATTGCGATAACGCTACAGGTGTAGTTCCTCTTACTAGATTGTTGAGTATTCCTTTTACATATACACGTAATGCTTATACTTGGGGATTTGGGGAGTTTAAAAGAGCGATTCGGGTTAATTATGTGTGGGGAAGAGACGAAGATGATGATGTTGCGGCTGGTATGGTCGAAGATGTCGCTACAAAATTAGTTTCATCTGACATAATTTCCAACTATGACTACACAACTATGGTTCCGCAGGGTACAGATAGGTTTTCATTAGATCAAAAAGTTGCTCAATGGCGTGAAAGTGCTGAGGAAAGGTTAGAAGAACTGCGCTCCACAAGGCTTTGGGTTCCATGACCACTCTTGCTTATACTCCAGCGGCGCTTCCTTCACAGTTATTAGCTAATATTGTGGAATCTTATTGGGATACTCGTAATGGAAACATTCCTAAACCTATGATTGCAGAGAAACCATTACCTCAATATCAGAGAGTAGATGCTCGTAATATGGGGGACACTATTCTTTTCCAATTAGATGGTTTTAGAGAAGAATACATAACAATTGCATACCAACATCGTGCTTTATATGCCGATATTTCTGCTGAATTTAACGTTTTTACGTCCCGACAACGCTTCTACGACATGATAGATGAGGTTAGAAGGATCATTTTTTCGAAACAATTCACTCCAACTGACATACTTTTGGATGGTTTTGAGGGATATTCGGACAGTACTGCATTAAATTCGACATGGTCTTCGGCTGCAAATGCTACTTTAACGCTTAGAACTGACACTAGAAAGTACGGCACTAATGCTATGAGAGTGGTTGTAAGTGGTGGTAATGGGGATATTTATAGAGGATTTCCTACATATATGCACGGAACAACGGATTGGGAGCTACGTCCATATCCTCAACGTCTAAAGAAAATAACATTTTATGCTAAAATAGATTCAGGTTCAGATACTATAGGCGTCACTTTACGGGACGCTAGTAATCGTTCAGGGTTATATCGTACTTGGAATGTGAATGTGACTAGTACGGATTGGAATCTTTATTCTGTTAATTTAACTAATACTGCTAACGCTTCCGCAGGTACATGGGACCCTACATTAATAGATGAGATAGCGTTTACTAATTTAGCTACAGGTAGAACTTTTGATATAGATCATATTGATTTAGCGACAACTGAGTTTCAGATGTTGGAATATAAATCTTTTAGAGAGAATACTAATAATTTTCAGTACTTTCAGGGAACTTTAAAAGCTCAATACAGGTCACATGGAGAGGCTGTAAGCAAATTATCTTAAGATGGCACAAGATATAAATTCAAAAATAGCGGGTGAGATCGCACCTCAGATAACTGAGGGGATAAGATCGTTGATAGAGGAAGCTCTCGCTAGCTATGATATGGGCGATCAGTCACTAGATGGTACAGAAGTATCTGTTACTTACTATGTCGGGGCTGGTGGTGAGGAGGTTTCTATTGATATTCATGTGGAATCAGGTAAAATAACAGGAACTCAGGTATTAGATGTCCGAGATTATAATAGAATGGGTAGTGCTGTAGCTGGACATCAACGTGAATATATTGATAAACGAGTTTTTAGACTTCCTGACGGAGAATACATTACAAGTGAAACAATACCTGATGAGATATTAGAGCAAATTATAGAAGAGGCTTTTGATAATGCATAGCCTTTTAATTCGTTTATTTAATAAATGAGGTAGCACATGGTTACTAGTAGATTTAGAACTGAATTAACAGATGTAGCTTGGGGTATAGAAGATTCATATGCTACTCTACCTAATTTTACTGAATTAGGTCAGACGACAAGTCGTACTAAGGGCAAGTTGATGCGGCAGTGGGGACTTGTTGCAGGTGGAATAACTCTTCCTAATCCTAGATATGAGTTCCAGCAATACATGGGTATCGGTGTTGATAGCCGTAACATGTTATTCCCGATTCGTGGACCCCAGACTATGGAAGGTACGGTTAGCGGAGTTATGCTTTGCCATAACTCTAGTAGATATATGTTAGAAGTAGGTTTAGGGGTAGCTTTTAATAGACATAATCTTGCTGCACATGCAACTACTTTTAATTCAGGTGCAGCTAGTGCCACTATTACTACTACTTATAACAAGGTTGGCAACGCCGAAACTTCCGCTCCTGCTGATATAGATGCTTATGTCGCCGCTACCAATATTGAAAATGGCGCTGACGGTGTCGTAGCAACGGGGCAATCCATTCCAAGAAACATAATAATAATAGCTCCTTATCCGGGCGCTACCTTAAATATAGCTAGAGATACTTGGGCTTATATAGGTGTGGAAGATGGATCTAGTAATACATTTTATGTTTGGAAAGACAGGGATTTAAGTGTTCCGGGGTGGAATGGAAAAAAACCTGTAGGTGGTGCTTCCACTGAATACGGTATTTATAATATTGAGCGTGCAGCTTTGACTACTGGTCAACCTATCGTTAATGATACAACTGCATCAAATAACCCTCTAAATTCTGGGGAAGATGCCCAGTTTAGATTTATAGATAAAAATAATAATGCTGCTGGAGGAAACAGGGTCTTTATTAGAGAGGCTCTGACTCAGCATTCGTTTACGTTAGCAGCTAAATTTAACGCAGACGATGGTAGTAGTTTTTCTACTACTTATTTTGGTAATAAAGTTGGTTCATTAGCCTTCGCTTTTTCGGAAGGTGAGCCTGTTACATACACTACCAGTTTTGTCGGAAAAGATATGCGACATAACATAGGTCAAGAGGATGGTGTCACATCTACACGAGCAGCAGAAGCTGTTATGAAGTATGCCGATAAATATACAGAGGCAAATTGGGACACTGTTGCTAAAACAAGACCTACTACTCAGACATTAGAACCTGCTCCTGTAGCGGATACAAGAGTTCTTGAGCAGCCATATTTTTTCTCTGAAGCAACTCTAACGTTACGCGGGGTGTCATTTGCCAGATTCCGATCTTTTAATATATCTATAGACAATGGTTTAGATCCTAGGTATTACATAAGACAGAATGATGAGGGCACTTCTGGAGCTAACAGACAGGTTATTTCGGAAATACTTGAAGGTCGTCGTAATATCAGCTTTAGCGGATCATTGGATGTAGATGCTACTTCTGATAATACTCTTGCTGACGGCAATCCTGTAGATGCTCAACTTCTCCAGTATGTTTTGAACCAAGGTGGAGATTTTGCTAATAGTACTTCAGGTGCAGACATGAGAGATGATCCTGTTATGACAGGTATAGGTATACAGATCTCTTTAGAGAGAACTACAGATGCTTCAGATGGATCGAATGGTGTAGATAGGATGGTCTTTAGCCTCCCTGCTGGAGGAGGCGATCCTACTACCAGTACTCCCGGTTTAATTATGAGATCAGCTAGTATGGATATAGCTGGTCCTCCACAAATTCATCAAGCAATGGATATAGATGGATTTGCTTCTTCTATATCTATAGAGCTTTATGATAATACTGCTCCAGTTTAGTAGGAATTAGTTATGGTAAATGAGAATAATGAAGAAACAGTAGAAGAAGTTTCTGCGACTCCGAAACGTAAATCGAAGTCGGCTAAGCCAAAGTATGATGCTATTCAAGAACTAGCTCCTACATTGGCTGATCTACGTCAATATATTTTTGAAGTAGTGACTCCTGAATATGATGATTCTGGCAACAGGATTATTAAAAAGGTAGTAGCTAGTAGTAGCGGTATAGCCGCTGGATTATTAGGTTATATGCCTAATCAGATAAGCATAAATAGCCAGTCAGATTATACTGGTGAGTAGTTTATGAAATAAGGAGAGGACATGGTACAGGAAGGTAAAGGTACAGGAAGGAAAAGGGGCAGACCGAGGAAAAACCCGGAAGCCACACAACAGGTAAAGGATCAGGAGGGTTCAGAGGACATGGTACAGGAAACGGAAACGATTGTAGAAGATTTTCCAGTTGGAACAGATTCGGGATCTCTTTTTGCGTCGGAGGAAACTAAGACTCTTGAAATTATTTTTAAGGGTCAGAAGTGGGTCTTTACTTACAAAGATCTTAATTGGGGCGATAAAAATGCTTGTGTTGACCAAGCTCAGGAATGGGATAACGGGGAATTTAAATTTAGCGTAAATAAATATTATGTTAAAGCACTTTCTTTAATGTTAGTGGATACTCCTATTAGACCTATAACTGAAACAACTCTGGCTAAGTTAGACAGAAGAATTGGTGAACAGCTTATTTCTATAGTTCCAAACCCAGTAGAGACATCTCAGGAGACTGAGGAAATAAAAAAAGAATAGATGCTGGGGAAGATGTTCTAAGCATAAGACTTACGATGGAGATAGTTCTAAGGCAGATTGGATATACCTTAGACGAAATAAATACGATGAGTGATCGTCAGATATTGTATAGATTTCTCATTGGGCAGAAATTCTTAGCTGGGGACGATAAGCCGCCTCAACAAGTATATGGACCGCCCCAACCTCCGTCTCCTCCTAGAAGAGGTGTAAGACAACGTCCTTCAGGAACTTCTTATAATTTTCCACGTTAGTTGACGGAGTAATTTAATGGCATTAGAGATAAATGCAGTAATGAGGATGATCCACGAAGGTGGGCGTCAGGTTGGCGCTGCCGTTGGTGGATTGGGCAGTCCTCTTGAAACAATTCCTCCAGTACCCGGCTCCGGTACAACAGGTCAAGCTCATTTAAATCGTATGCGTGCTCAGGCAATTGCTAAACGTAATGTTCAAGCAGGTGCATTAGGTGGGTTAGCTAGTCAGGCTCCTATGGCTAGAACAATGATGAGCGTTGGAAAGGCTTTTGCTGCTGGTGGGCCAATTGCTGGTGTTGCAACTGGAGTTACAGCCATTGTCGGTATAGCTAAACAATTACTTGGCATGAGCAAGATATTTGGAACTATGTCAAAAACATTTTTTCAAATGACTTCTATGATGATAGATATGGCTCTTATGCCGCTGATTCCCCATATGATGAGATTTCTTCAGTGGTGGCTGCGAGAAGGCACTAAAAAAGCTACTGAAGTTGGGGATTGGCTCGCTAGAAATGGACCAAATATAGCAAAAGCTATGGCAGGTCTTGCGAAGTTACTTAGCATTGTAGGTGGTTCTGTGGGTGGAGGAGATCGTAAAAATCCTATAAATTTGCTTCCCCCCCACATGTCTATTCCTATGAAAATTGGGATGGCGCTTGGAAGAGACAGGGTAGGTATGGCTAAAGGTGGTGTTGTAACTCAACCTACTAATGCTCTTATTGGTGAGACAGGTCCT